CGATCTGGCTGTTCAGTATTTTCCAATTGCATACCCCTTTAGGTAAATTTACGGCGTAGTTGTGAAAGAACTTGATTTGCCTGTTTATGCGTCATGTTCGCCAGCTGCTGCCGCATGACTTCCCTGCGTGTGTCAACAGGTGGTGGCAACTTGGTTTCCATCTTTTCATTGCCTACTTCAAAGCAATTATGTTGACGCAAGTGTTCTCGATGAATTGACCGGCTCGTAATCATTGACCCGTCAATCATGGATTTGTAGGGTTGAATGTCAGGCATGACCATTGGGCCGAGGCTCTCGTAATGCTCTTTTGAGCCTTTCTCAACCAGTTCGCCATTAACGTATATGTAAGTTTTTTTCATATCAGAGCTAAAACGTCCTCATCATCCATTTCTATGTGTTCGTTATAAATCCTGTTAACACGATCCAAATCAGCCAACATTGCATCGTAATTGATAACCGCTGGCGCTTGCTTTGTTGCCTCAACTACGACAAACGGTTCAGCAATTTCCTCTGCAATTCTTGGCTTACCCTCTACTATTTGCTCAAATAACGCTAAAACCTCATCTCGCCTTGCTTTTGCCTTTTCAGCTTCTTTCTTTCGATGTTCTTCTTCTTGTTTCTTACGTTTACCACCGTCGTGCGTGTCAATATAAACAACACTATCCTCAACTTGGAAAGCATCATTTTCAAACGCATCGCTTTGAAACGCTATAGTCATAACAAATTATACTTTTGGGTATTTTGTTTTAACAACAGCAATTGCCGCTTTCCATGCGTCATAACCACCGTGGTACATCAAATCTAATTGATCTATCACAGAGGGGTATGCTGCTGCTCGTTTAATTTTATATTGGTCAGGATCAACCCAAGCGTCAACAAGAGCCAAATCAATTTCAACTTTATTCCCGTTGGCATCAAATGCGCCTGCAATATCATCAACCCTGATGACGTTTGGGTATAGCTTGTAAATTGCTTTGTGATTCATGCAGCTATTTCCATTAACGTTATTGTGGATACGCCAATACCAGTATAGGGGGCGTCTGCATTACTTGGATTTCTATTTATGGCAAATGTGCCGCCTGATGTACCAACTCTATATTGAGCTTTATACGTTACTGAAGATGTGCTTGCTGGAGAATCAAGAAAAGTTCCTCCCATGTTTACACTTGTGTTTAAATCGGCATTGTAATAATTTCCAACAGTCACGTTAAGTTGGCTTCCTGTTGCCGCAGTACCAATAGCTATATCAGTAGAATTTCTGACAAGTTTGACAAAACCGCCGCCGCCATCATTACCACCGTAAAAATTATAAAGAACTAAAATTTTATTTGAAGAATTTGACGGCGTAATACTTACTGATAAACCGCTAATGTCCGCCCATGTTTGGCTAGTTGTAGAGGCCGTATTTGTTTTTGTAACACTTACTACTTGTAAAATTTTGCCAGGAATTGCCCATGTTCCGTCACCACGCAAAAAATTAGCTGATGATGGCGTTCCAGTTCCTAAATCTTGCGGAACAATTGCTCTAAATGTGGGACTGCCTGCCGAGCCATTTGGCGCTGCATATACATAATTTGCGGTTTGTGAGCCGAAAGCCGCTTGTTTATTGTTAAACGTACTCCAATCGGTTGAACTCAACGCCCCTCGATTAGTTGCTGACGCTGTAGGCAAATTAAAGGTAATTACAGGCGTGGTTGTGCCAGTTGCAACGCTTGACGATACATCTGTGCCTGCCGTACCAAGCGTTAATGCAGCTACGCTTGTAACCGTACCAGACCCTTTTAAGTTAAACGTAGACCAATCAGATGATGTTAAATACCCATTGACTGAGGCTGTAGCCGCTGCCATTGAAATCGCAGGCGTTGCGCCACCGCTTGATACAACTGGCGCTGTACCCGTGACGCTTGTGACTACGCCTGACAATTGGCTTGACGGTACTTTGCCACTTGAATCTAGCGTGGCAACACCGTTGGCAACACCCGCATCTAACTCTGCTGCCGTACCTAATCCAACTAGCGTATGGCTTGCGTTCCAATCTGACGGTCTGACAACGGTTGTATCTGCCCCGTCAGGGATTGCGCTTACTTTAGTGTGCGTGACGGTAACGGTCATTGAATCACCTCAACACCAGATGCCCTTCCATCAGGCCCACGAATAATCTTCTTCGGTGCTGCAATAACTGTCATTACACCGTTAATCTTATCCATCGCCATGTTGTGCATATTGCTCATGTTGTCGTGCATTTGAACCATGCGGTTCATGGCTTGTGTCACATTGTCACCCAGTTCTGCGGCAATCTTAGTGCTTGCAGCCTCTTGCGCCTCAAGTAACGGCAAGTCTAAGCCTGGGTTTGCCCCAATCCTAGCCACCATGATCTTGGTTGCGGATTCAAGCTCTGATTTCCACTTTTCCAACTGTTCGGCAGCTTGCAACTTGGCTTGTTCAATTGCTTGCATATACTGTTGCTTTTGCGCCTCCAGTTGGGTTTCGGCTTGCAGTTTCATTTGTTGCATTTGCATATCAGCTTGCGCTTTCGCTTGTGCAACTTGAATATCGGCTTGCGCCCGTAACTGGTCAGCTTGAGCCGTAGCCTGCATTTTCATCTGCTCAGTCTGTGCTTGAGCTTGCATTTTCATTTGCTCAAACTGTTGCTCTGCTTGCATCTTGACCACTTCAGGGTTCGGTGGTGGTGGCTGTTGCGACATTTGCTGCTGTTTCATCTGCAACTCTTGCATAGCTTGGTCAATCGTACCTTCAATCGGTGCGGCTTTCTTATATGCGCCAACTCCAAACTTAACCAACTCAATCAGCATAGGAACTAATTCTGGCGCTTGTTGACCCATTGGCAATGCTTGCGTCAAGAACCCACCCATCGCTTGCAAAAACTCAATTCGCTCACGTTTGTTTTGATTCTCGTCAATCTGTACCAAGCTATCTGAATCCACTTGGATGCGGAACGAGCGTAGAGGCTTGTCTTGGATTAGCTGTAATGCCTGTGGAATAAGCGCCTGATCTGCCGGTTGCATACCTTGTGCGGCAGCGTACATAAGGATCGTGGTGGGCTGAAACTTAGTGCAAATAACCTGTGCTTTTAACTGGAATAGCTCACTCGCAAACAAGGCAACATCTTCTTGCATCGAGCGCAAGCGCAGTCCTGCATACTGACCCTTAATCTGTTGTGCCGTAGCGGTTTCAGAGGCTTCGCCTTGTCCCCGAATAATGTCACTAATACCTGTGATTTCATAAATTTGGGTTTTGATTTCATTCATTGCTCGATAGCATTGCATGAGCGTTGCCGCCATCACATCAATTGGCAACAAGTCAATCGACCCTTTTAATCCGCCCTTTTCAGAGAACGCCATCCACTTATCAACAGGGATTAGTGTGTTGTTATCGCCCTCAGTCAAAAGACGCTGCAATGTGGGTTGTGATGCGTCATAGACCCCACGCACACGCAATGCTTTGACCAACCCGTCGATACGGTCAGTCAAAATGTCTAGGTCTGTTGCTTGGTCTTGATACAACACAAAGTCAGGCACAGGCACAAGCGTGTCGCTCGTCATCGTGGCGTACAAAGGTTTAGCACACGGAAAGAAGTTCTCAAGCTCTAGTGGATCGTCACGTTCGTCAAGAATGTTTGGGCAACTTTTGCTGATCCAGTACACCTTGCCGCTTTCTTTGTCCCACAACTCGCAAATCTTAGCCCGTGTGAAGTCTTTGGATTGGGTTGAATACTGCTTGTTGGTTTCCGGCCCAGCATCCAACGGAATAGATTTAGCCGTTTCCTCGCCAAAGCGTTCGATGAGGCTATCTTTGGTCATGTACACCCAACGCCAAACTTGAGTGACTTCCTCCCATGTACGGGCTACAGAATGTCCAAAGTCTTTCCAATGCACATAATCAGTAGGCGCACACTCGTACTCAATTTCCTCTTGTTGTTCGACTTCTTCGCCCATAGCGCCATCAAGCGTCATAGCGGTCTTGACTTGCTGACCTGTGCTGTCAACCTCGTCAACATCTTCGGTTACTTGCAGCCCATCTTCAGGAATGTCTTGCGCCCGAACGTGCGGCTCGTAGCGCACCCATGCCACGCCTCGACCACCCAAGAATCTGTCCTCAACTGCGTGTTTCATGGTCGATCTGAAATCGGTGTAATGCTCGATCTCAAAGTCCAATGCACGTTCAATCAATTGGCTGGCAACACGGGCAACTGGGTCGTTATCACCAAAACGTCGAGATACGTCAGCCTTTGGTAGTCTGGCATATACCGCAGGGATCAGCGTCTGTACGTTAGACCACAGAATGTTAAATTTAGCGGTTTCGTTCGTGTTCTGATTGCGGTTGTCATCACGATAGCGCCTCACAATCTTATTTGTGCGAGCTTCCCACTTCTTGAACTCATTGTCGTATTGGCTGATTACATTTAGCCACTTCTGAACGCCGGTCAATGCTTCCATCTTAGTATCTCGCAAAAATTACGTCACGGTTTACCCGCCCGACAATCTCATAACCCCAATCTTGGAGTAGGTTGATTGTGTCCTCGTCGCTGTACCCATACCGACTGCCCAAGCCTTTAAGCTCTAGCGTGATAACTGGATACGTTCTCTTGATTGTTTGTTCAGCGCCCAAGATAGCCAGGTGCTCGTAACCTTCAATGTCTAGTTGAATAAAGTCGCAATCGTCTACCTCTAGGGCATCAATTGGCATGACTTTAATATCGTTGCCTGCCTTTAACTGATGCGCCCCAATGTTCTCAGGATACGGATGATCGACCGCCGCTGTGCCGTGTTTGTCACCAAATGCTGCCCAGTGATGCTCAATGTTGTCGATGCCTAAGACATTCAATAGCAAATATTGATAATTAAGCGTATCAGGCTCAACTGTAATGACACGCTCAAATTGCCTTGCCATCGTAGCGGGATAAACGCCAATGTTGCCGCCTGCCTGAATGACTGTGCGGAATTGGTTTAAATGGGTATAGCTTACATTCAAGTCTGGCAGCTCAACCAAGAGTGCGTTTATGCAGCACTCGTCAATATCGGGAACTTGCCAGCCTTCAACCAATTTCATACGGTATCCTTGTTTGTTCCCACGGTCTAGGTTTGCCGTGGAATATCACCACCTTGGCATCGTCTACCCCTTTGGGCAGCACATCAGCCTTAAAACTCACAATCCCATCTGCAATATCCTGCCAATACGTCACTTTGTCCCGCATAAAGTGTTCAATGTAAGCCTGGTCACCACCCGCCGTATACATCTGTAATGCTGCAAATTTATCGTACAAATCAACAGGTTTCGACCAATACATCATGCTACTTTGCATAGCTTTCGGGTTGTACTGACCCCGATAAACGTCACGCATAATCACAAAGTCATGCTGCTTTGCCGCCTCAATCATTGCCGTACAGTCACCAGTCAAGACAGTATCTAGGTCAAAGTACAGCGCACTTGGTAGCCTAAACAACTCCATCTTTGCCCACCAACCAACCCAATCATGCAACAAAGGGATAGTTTTGCACTTTAGCTCAACGTCTGACAGACAAACAAACTCATGCGGTGGCAGATACTTAGCGCACATCTTTTGCAAAGCATAAACGTGTTCAGGCTTGAAATCACCACCTGACCGTAATACGCTTGCTACGATCATGCGCTAAAGATGCCAATTGCTAACACTTCTACCCCTGCGCCAGTTGTAACTTTCCACGGGCCATTGCGAGAGATAGCGTTAATCTCAATATTGTATTGACCAATGCCTGAGCCTGGCAAAGCTGGTTGAATCGTGTGTGAAAACCCTGTGCCATCTAGCAAAATTACGTTGCCTGTGGCAGCTGTAGACACGGTGCATAGCAAACGATGGATATAGTCACCAGTTGCGCCTGTGCCGCCTAAGACTTGTGCTGTTTGGCTTACAGCAACGTGTTCGTATTGATATTTATAAGGTTGTGGTACGCCGCTCATAATCTTCTACTCCGGTTTGTTGTGTGGGTTGCCCACATATCATTCAAAGTTACTGTGTTCTCAGGCCCGACAATCAACGGCTTAACCATATCTGGCTGCTTAACCTTTGGCTCTAGCCTCCAAGCAATCGCCAACATTCGGAACGCATCTGCTGGGTGGCTTGTCCAATCATGCCTGGGCGTTTGCCTAAATGCCTTCTTGTCCTCGTCATATTCCCGCTGATATTGCCTTAGTGCCTCTAGCCCATCGTGCGTTCGTTTGCTGTCAAACCAACATTGCGGCAACATCTGACGCACCGCCTGAATCCCATCTTGCACCGACAAGTCAGGCACAATCGCCATATTGTTGATGCCTAGATACTCACTCAATTGCTCAATTACCGACTTACCCGCTGCCGCTAGTGTTTTAGCCCTCGCATCGTGCGGTAGGTAATGTTTTGCGTATTTATACGGCTTTTCTACGACTATTTTAGCTATTTCTGCAATGTTTGCACCACTTATTGCAAAATAATCAATGATGTGGATTTCGTTACGAACGACCTGATACCACCAAATCGCCGTGTCATCTCGGTAGCCCAAGTCCCAAGCCGTGTATGTAGGTAGGTGCGGATCGTAATCAACACGCCTGACCTGACCGGCATCTGTAATCTTACGAATGTCCTCGCCATAGAAAGCACCAAGGATTGCCGCCTCAAACGAACACTCATACTCTTGTAAAAACTGGTCATCGCTGATCTGTGCGGCAGCTGCTCGTAGCTCTGTGTCAGGCAGTAGCCCAGACTCACTAGCCTTGAGAACAAGGTGAAACCACTCGTCAGGCGTTTTCTTAGCTGTTTCAAATATCTGCCAAAACTGGTTCTTACCCTTTGGCGTACCAGCGAACACAGCCCAACCTTGCTTGTCTGACAATGTTGGTCGAATAACGTTACCCCAGACTGATGGCCTGAAGTCCCCATATTCGTCCATAAACACGCCATCAAAGCCTAGCCCCCGCATTGCATCTGCGTTGTCAGCCCCAAACAAGCGTATCTTGCCGCCAGTTATAAGCTCAATGGTCAGCTCGGCCTCGTTGGATGATGCGAGAACTGGTGCTGCAAAGTGTTTTAGGTAATCCCAAGCCACAGACTTAGCCTGGCTACGAAATGGCGCAATGTATGCAAATAGTGGGTTTGTGCTTTTGCACATGAGTGCAGCCCGAACAATATCGTTAATGGCTGCGACTGTTTTGCCGGCTCGTCGGTGTGCAACAAGGCAAGCCCAACGTTCGGTGCGGTTGTGGAATGGCTTGAAAGCGCCCCGTGGAGAGTAGGGCAGCGT